ATCATATTTTGTTGGGGTAAGTTTTACTATTTTTTCAATTGCGTAAATACCAACTAAAACATATTCCCAATTTGCTGCTATCCATTCACTCATTTTTAATCTCCGTTTTAATTAGAATTGTAAGATTGCGTAATCGTAACGCAATGTTAGTTCAAGCTCTGCAGGATCACTTGATGCAAAATCCATCTCCATAAAGTTAGCATCCTGTACCCAAGCTCCTTTTAATGTCCATTCTTCAACTACATCTCCGACTGGACCCAATAAATTAAATGTAATATCTTTCTTATAAAAATCTGAATATCCATCACGACCTGTTACTGATTCGTGGGATAATCTCACCCATTCCATAGCTGCTTGTGCTGCGGACGGTACAATAGGATCATATAAAGTTATATTTAATGGTTGCCACTCACCTTTACCTTTAATGTATCTCTTTACATTAATATGGTCTAATACTATTTCTTCAAATGTTATTTGAGGTCTACTAGCAGTCTTAATAAGGTAAGCTGGAATACTTTCAATATACATGATAAACCGATTTTTAGTTTTCGGTTCAAATGGGGTAAACATTATTTCAGTTGCGTCAATTAACTCGGGCATTTCCAATTCTCCTATTGTTAAAATTCTTTGTTCAGTAATAAATATAAAGATAACTAAAAAACAATCAAAAAATAAACATTATCCCTTTGGAAGTTTTTTAGAAGTTTTATATAATAACAAAAAACCCCAGTAAAAACTGAGGCTTTCTGATTTATTTGTCTGTATTCTATTGAAATATAGACTTATTCTGGAAATGTAGCTCCAGTAGGTTGTACAACAAAATCCAACACAATAAACTCTGCAGTTCTTGTAGGTTGAATAAATATCTGTCCAACTAATCTATTTCTATCTATTTCATCCGGAGTATTATTTGAATCATCCATCACTACTCTAAAAGCAGACAACCCACTATTAGCTTGTACTGATTCTAAATATGGATTAACAACATTCAAGAAACGATTTCTTGTAGCTGTTGTATTTTGTTCAAATACTAAATATCTAGATGTAGATGCAATAAACTTCTTCATACTAATCAACAATCTACGGACATTAATCCTATCAAGTGCTGATGGTTTAGACTGAAGTGTTTTCTGTCCAAATACCGTTACACCTTGACCTGGGAATGTTGCAATTGGATTAACTCTATTTTCATAAAGTTTATCTCTCTCAGAATGAGTCAATCTAGATTTAGCTTCTGTCGCCATAGTTAAACCACCACGATTTAAACCTGCAGGAGCAAACCACTCTTGACCTATTCTATCATTGAAAGAAAATACTCCAGTTAGTGCCACCGAAGGTGGAACCCAAACTGGCCTATTAGTACTAGAATCTATTATTTTAACCCACGGATAATAAACCGCAGAATAATTAGTATCCAATGAATTAATACCATCAGTAGCCTGAGCTATAGTATCACCCCAATGAAAACCATCCATTATGTAAAAACAATCTGCTCTAGCTTCTACCTTCTGTATTGCATGTTCTGTCACTGCGTTATGACAGTTACTACCATCTTGACTATGTACTACTCCTGGAATTGTTAATATATTAATATCAAATTCATCAGGATTGGAAATTGCATCAATAGCTCTTTTATAAACTTTAGAACCACTAGCATTTCCATTTGAACAATCAAATCCCTGTGTATTAGTATTACTCATTGAATTTCCAGTTCCAGCAATTGTAGTAGGATTACTACCATCAAATCCAAATTGAAATGGAATAGAAAACTTCCTCTGAGCGATATCTGACAAAGCTAATGTCACCAATTCACTATTATCTGAAAATGTATCAACACTCAATATAGTACCTGCATTATCATGTCCATTTACATTATTCAAACTAAATACTGCATTAGTTCCATTACCTGCACCATTTTGTATTGGTTTTAAGTATGATTGAGCATTTTTAGACCCAAAATCGAACCCATAAAATTTATTAGAATCAAAATTACCTAATGTATTTTTTTGTTGAGTTACGAATGATCCTGTTGGTATTAAATTTCCGAGTATTGGATTTACAACTTTAGCAAATCCATAAGGTACTACGGATGCTGGATGATTCTCTAAATTAGAATAATCTCCAACTCTAATATGTTTAGATCTATTTGAATAATCACCATGATATGTTAATTTACCATTAGAATCTATCAATATATGTCTATCGCCAATTTGCTTAGCAAAATAATTTGGTGAAGATATATCAAAATTACAATCATCCCATTGTTCTAAAACAGTATTATCATTATTATCATTAGGTGCATGTTTCCTCACCTGTACTGAGAATGTACCATAATCACTACCAGCAATTGTACCAGCAGCTTTAATATTTAAAATATTCACCTTAATATCACTATTGACGGATGAACCATGTCCCACAGTATAAAATCTGAATAGATTTCTTTGTAAGCTAGTTGCTGTTGCTCCCTGATCTATAATGTATGGAGTTCTACCAACACTATAATCTGAGTTTCCACCCCAAGACGTACCATCTCCTACTGCATCATATTGAGCAGTATAAGAAGAATTTGAAGCTCCCTGGAAATCCAATCCTGCAGATCCTGAAGCACTTCCAGTAACTGTAATTTCAGACCAATCCGATGCTACTAAATTTGCAGTATTTTTAAATTGATTATATAGATACACATAATCCGTATTATTTTGAGGATCTGTACTAAATACTTTATCGACATATATAGCACTACCAGTATCCAATGATGCTGAAATAGACTGTAAAAGTCCATTAGAACCACTAACTCTTACTACAAAAGATCCACTGTCAGCTGCATAGCCAATTTCTGTACCCGATGTATCAAATCCTTGACCTTTTCTTGAATTACTTAATGTAAATACATTAAAATTCCCTGCTGAACCGGTCGCAGTAAAATTCACATAGTCTGCCTTATACCCACCAGTATGTAATACTCTGACTACTGTTACTGTTGAAGCTGACTTTAAATATTCTTTTATTGTGTACGGAACATATGAATTCTTATACAATCCCCCGAATCTAGATTCAAATTCCGAAAAATTTGAAATAACCGTTGGAGTAAATGCAGGACCTTGTTGTGTCGGTCCTATTACTGCTGCTCCAATGTTAGAGATTCCCTGGGGAAGAAAAGAAAGATCCGTTTCCTGTGTGAATACTCCAGGACTTACTATTCTTTCTGCCATTTATCTTCTCCTATAATTTAATTAATTTAATTTAAAACCTAAATATAATTTATAATAAATATAAATTAAAAAACTCAAAATTAGCCATTTGGAGTAAAAATGCCAGTATCTAGGTCTAAATTACCAATTCCATACTTTCCAGTAAGCTCTTCTACCAATTTTTGCTCTTCTTCTTGAGAAGTATTATGTTCTGAAATTAATTCTTCTCTTTGAGATTCTAATGATTCTAAACTATTTTTTGTTCTTTCGAGTACTAAACTAAGTTGTCCTAGATTTACAGTAATCTGTGTATACCTTTCCTGCAAATTTCTAATTTGTTTAGTTTCTTCTTCTGTGATTTTAACATCGCTAGATGCTTTCTTATCTTCGGCCATTATTATAACTCCTATATTTCGTTATATTATTTGTTATTAATATATATTGATTTAAAACTTCAAATACAATTTTAATTATTATTCAGTTTTAACTCATCAATTTCGTTTTTCAATTCTTTAATTGATTCTATCAAAACGGGGACTAATTTATTATAATCCACCGATTTAAATTTTCCTCTACCCTGCAATCCTTCGTGTTCTTTCACAAGTTCAGGAATAACTTGTTCAACTTCTTGTGCCAACACTCCAAGATCGTGTCCCATATCTTCTCGTTTCCAATCATACTCAACACCACGAAGTTGCATCACAGTATCTAAACCATATTTCATATCTGTAATATTCTCTTTAAGATTCATATCCGATGCTACAGTTGAAGAATAAGCAACCACATCAGCGTCTGCGTGAAATGTACCTCCAGCAGTCATTCTAAATTCCTCTATTCCATTCTGATAATAACTAATTTGCCCATCAGACCCCGTAGCAAAACATATATTATCACTTGCATCATATCCAATTTTTAATCCTGTGTTGTAAATACTTGTAATAGTTGTTTGTGCTGGAGTTACTGCAACATCATCAGCATTTGCTGTAATTCCATTTCCACCAATTACATTCAATACTCCACTTGTGGCAGTCGTTCCTGCTCCTGCCAATTCAGTTGCTACATCATCATGTACCATACCAGTTTGAACTGCATTTGCTTGTATTGTTCCAGCTGCTGTAACATTACCACTTCCATCAAAACTTGGTGAAGTCCATGCAACATCGCCAGTCATTGCTATTGTTCTAGCAGTAGCCAAAGCAGTTGCTGTAGACGAATTTCCTGTTAATTCACCTGCCAACGCAGTTGATGTAATAGATGTTGCTCCTGTTACTACACCAGCATCTACACTAATTGTTCCATCCAATAGAATTGCAGAACCGCCTGCTGGTTCAAGGTTGATTGCCCCACCCGAATCTAATGTTACGGTAGTACCTATTGCTTCAAAAGTTCCGTCTGCTGTAATTGTTATGTTTGCTGCGGCTGCTGCTGTATCAACAGTAGTAATATTCAAAACACCATTAGTAGATGCTGCTATAGTGGCCGTATCACCACTTGTTGGAGTCATCACAATTGAATCATCTGTAATAACCGTTGAACCTATTGTAAAATCTGTTGTGGCGTCAATTGTTGTACCTGTAATTGCCGCTGCTGTACCAGTACCAATAGCGCCTGGGTCAGCCATAGTTTGACCAGCAACAGTCGTTGCGTTAAGATTAGCAACTACAGTTGTTGATTGAACTGTTAATGGTGCAGTACCTGTTGCAATACTTGAATGTAATTGTGGTGCCGATAAATCAACACTTGAAGTTAAAGCGGCATCACTATGACGATATCTTAAATTTGATACTGAAGCATCTAGTCCAAAATCTAAGCCTGCTCCATCCATTGTTATAGATGTAGTACTACCACTACCGATAGTTATATTTTTGTCGGCTACATTTAAAGTACTAGAATCAACTGTAACTGTGCTTCCTGTGACATGTAAATCTCCATAAATCGTTACATCACTTGCAAAAGTTGCCACCCCATTTGTTGATAATACTCCAGCGGATGATATAGTTGTACCTGTACTTCCATATCCCCCACCAACTGTTATATCATTAAATGCAGAAGTTCCAGTTGAAGTTATTGCTCCACATCCAACTGTTCCTATTGTTGCTATATTTTTACTGGCATCTAGTACCACTGCCTTATTTGCTGCTGCGGTGCCATCTGTGATACCATCTAATTTTTCTAAATCTGTTTCATTCATATCAGCAGATCCAATAATAAACGAACCTACCGCTGTAACATTCCCACCTGCAGTTATATGAGTTGAAGAGGTTACTGCTCCTGTTAATTGTACACCTGCGGCTCCATTTAATGTCAATAATCCTGCTGATGTAGTAAAATTCGAAGCGGCTGAAGCGTCAAGTGAAATCGCACTGGTTGTTCCAGCATCAATATCAATATTACCCTGTGCATCTACATCAATACCACCAGTACCAGTAACCAAAGTGATACCACCAGCTCCCGTATTACTACCAATGGTAACTTCACGAGCAGTTCCATTAGTACCAATATTGATAGCACCTGCAGCAGCTACTGAACCAATACCAATTGTTGAAGTACCATCAATTGTGATTGCGCCACTTGCATCTATATCTAATGCTGCTGAATCAATATCTATCGCAACATCTGTATTTTTACCTATATCAATACCACCTGCACCATCTAATGCTAATACTGTTCCCGCGCCTATATCAACTCCACCAGCAGTCGCGGTTACTGCAATTGCATCTGTTGCGGTTCCTGCAGTATTAGTTAATGACCATTTTTCACTCGCGGCAGTTCCGTGAGGTGTAAATATCATCTCAACTGCACTATTCTTACCAATCTTTAAAGTTTGTCCATCAGTAAGTGTTGGTGCAACAACCATAGACCCAGCAGTTGCATCAATACTAACTGCATCAGCTCCAGTACCTGCTGCTGTTATTATAATAGACGAATCATTTGCACCTACCTGTGCAATAGTTAAATCTTCTCCAGCAGTTCCTGATGTAATTGTAAAATTCATATCATCAGCACCATCAATAGAAACTGTAGAAGTACCATCAATAGTTATTGCTCCACTTGAATCAATATCTAATCCAACAGTATCGAAGTCAAGATTACCAGAACCATCATAAACTAATGCTTCAGTATCATCACTAAAAGTTGCACCACCATCACCACTAATTAAAATTGTAGATGTACTATCAATAGTTATTGCTCCACTTGCATCTATATCTAATGCAGCTGAATCAATATCTACAACTACATCTGCATCTCCACCTATTGTAATTGAACCACCATCAATAGTAAGAGCACCATCAGCATCTATATCAATAGCTCCCCCCTCACCAACTTCCGTAGTTAAACTATGTGGTCCACCATTTGCAGTAAGAGAACCACTTACCCATACATCATTCCACCTTTGTCCTGTACTACCTAAGTCATACAAATCACTTGCATTTGGTATAATATCTGATGTTATGTCAGCTGAAAACGATACAAAATCTGTATTTGCATCTCCAAAAGTTAAATTTCCCCCAATAGTAGTATCACCTGATACCGCTAAGTACCCAAATGAACCTGTACTAGTTGAGGATCCTGTTATATTCCCAGTTAAATCAATATCACCCGACATTGATAAGTGGGATAGTTCAGCATCGCTGCCTGATACTATAATTTTGCGCCATTGAGCCATTTTATTCTCCTATACTACTTATAAATATTATTATATTAAATTTTATGGTAAACCCGCCCCATCAAATCCCAAAAACCAATGATCTGATCCTGAGTAAAAGAATCCACCAGCAACCGCTGTAGGTGTTGTTGTTCTAGCACCCAATACTATTACTTTATCATCAGCCTGAAATACTATTTCATCACTATTATTATAAAGTGTAAATAAATTATCTGGTCCTGTTGCTTTTAGTTGGAAATTTGATCCAGTTATACTTAAACCGTCGTTTAAACTACCACTTGTGTTAAAGGTTACTCCATTATATGTAAATCCGTCTGTCAAACTTAAAGTATCTATATTTGCAGTACCATCTACAAATAAATCTCTCCATTGGAAGGTTGAACTTCCTAAACTCATCACATCATTATTAGATGGTGTTACTGAACCACTAACTAATACACTACCAGTAAATTGATGTGTATCGTCACTTGTATCACCAAAAATAGTTGAACCACTTGAAAAACTTGATGTCATATAAGTTACCGATGAACTTACAATATATTGATTTGCAGTTATATCACCATCTATATTCAATCCTGTTGCAAGTGTTGTTCCAACATATTGATATGCTGACATATAAACAATCTGAGTTGAACTTAGTGCCGTTTCAAATTGTAATATTCCAGTTTTATAATCAAATTGATAATCATTAACTGATACTGCATCTCCGCCACCTAAAGAACCACTATCAGTTGAAGTGGATTTATATACTCTTACTCCATATCCAGGTGTTCCATCTTCAGTATTTGCGTTTGCAAGAGCAACTTCTGAATATTTTGATGATATGAAATTGGTTTGTT